GATCCTCTTGGAACGAGTAGGTTTTTTCCGTACTTCATTATCGGTTTCATAATGAGTACGGGAGGAACTGTTAGTGTCGGTGAGAGCGCGTACTACCTCGACCAACAGGACGAGATTAACGACATCAATCGGCAGATGGCACGCATTCGTCGAAGCGTATTCGACAATTTCTACTACAATTCCGACGTCATTACGCCGGATGACGCCGAAGCGTTTGTTAAAAGTCTACGTGGTGAGACGCAAGGGGCGAAGAAACTTCTGGGTATTAAGGCGGGTGAGAACGGTAAGATACAAGATTGTATTCAGGCATTCGCACCGCCATCACTTCAGTTTGAACAGCTATTTAATAAACCGGCAATTCTCGAATCGATTAATCGGATCACGAATACAAGCGACGCTCTACGCGGGGTACAATTCAAGACTAATACTAACGTCGCGAGTGTTCAATCGTATCAGGAGTCCATGAGACTTAGTGTTGGTGCAAAGGTTGATGTGATCGAGGACACGGTTGCAGATATTGCCTTGTCCCTCGCAGAGCTATGTGTGCAGAACTATGATCAGCAAGACGTTGCCAGCCTTGTTGGTGACGCGCTGGCGGCTGCGTGGGAGCAGATGGATGTTAAGACGTTCACGCAGAAGATCAGTGTGGAGATTGTTGCAGGTTCGATGGAAAAACCAAATTCCGTATTTAAGAAGAAGGAGGCAATTGAGGTTGCTCAAGCAGTTGGACAGTTTGCGCGTGCGGCGCCTGGATCGGTGACCAAGATTATGCTTGGCGCATTGCAGCAGGCATTTACTGAGTTGACGATTAAGCCTGAAGACTGGTCAATGATTGATCAGGAAATCTCGGCGTCGATGCAAAAGGGCGTATCGACACCAGGGGCTGGAGGAGGAGCCCAGCCTGGAAGACCCGCGGGCGTTGGAGCCGATCCACAACAATTGATGGAGCGTGCGAGACAACTGCCGCCGGAGGATAAGGAACAAATACAACAAATGAGCCAATCCGGTGCCGACGGACCGACGATACTGAAATTCATCCAATCACGTACAGGAGCAGGGTAAATGGCTGATAAGAACCTGTCGAACACGGCAGCGGAAGATACCGTATTCGAAAACCTCGGACTCACTCGAGCAGACCTTGGTATTGAGGATCAAGGGAGTGGGAATGAAGACCTCGATCAGGGCAGTGGAAATGAAGACCTTGATCAAGGTTCAGGGCAAGAGGATTTTCAATTCGGTGACATCGAGGATCAACAGCAGCGGCAGCCGACGCGGGATCAGCAATCTCGTGTGAGTCACACAGAGGGCCGTCTACCGCAAGGTGCCGAAGTCAAGGCGGATGCGAAGGGTAATCTTGTTAATGCTCAGGGTCAGATTGTGGCTCGGGCAGGTAAAGAAGCTCGTTTGTATCAAGACCTACATAAGACGCGACAACAGGTTCAAGGTTTCGAGCGGCGTATTAATGATGCGGAAGGTCGTGTTCGTAAAGCTGTAGAGATTGGTCGTGGGCTGCACGAAAGGTTGACAACGTTGCAAGCTCAGGCTGACTCTGTAAAGCAATTTGGGCTGGATCAAGGTGAGCATTTGACCGCTTTGCGTCTGTTTAAGGAGCTTCGAGACAACCCACAAGCGGCCATAAAAAATATCTTGACAAGAGCCGCAACAAATGGTATAAATGTAGCTGAGCTAGGTTTGACTCCAGGCGGAATCGATTCCAAGTCATTGATCGATGTCATCCGTCAAGAGTTAGGTTCAGCGATGAACCCCCTCCGAGAGTCCACGGAGGCGGCGAGGAAGGCCAAGGAAGTCGCGGATAGACAAGAAGCACGTACCCGCGAAGTCCAAGGTGAAGTAGCTAACTTCTTCGACTCGAACCCGGACGCTCGCCAATACCTTCCGGTGTTTACACAGACGATCCAGAAATTCCCAGGGATGACCCTTGGGGAAGTCTGGGCACGTATTCAGTTACAACTGGCGACGAACCCCCGACAGGGGCGTACGAACTCGCAGAGGCCCAACGGCCGAACGCGAAGTCTCCCAAATGGCCGTGGCGCACCGATGAATGGTGGCGACGGCGATATTGCACCGGTTACGGAATCCTACGACGCAATTATCCAGAAGGCTATGCGCGAAGCTGGGATGACGAACTAGTGTGATTCACACAACTCTAATGGAGACTTGGCACCATGCCAGCCCTTGACACCGTGATCAATGCAATGCTGACGCGGAGTCGTGCGAAGCTTATCATGGCCTCGGCGATTTCCGGTACTGTCAGCGCCTATCTACATGCTAAGAAGCGTGTAGTTGTAGAAGACGGCGGACCCCAGATCAGCAATCCATTGATTGTCGGTCTGAACCCGAACGTCACGTCGATGCAGTACTATGATCAAGTTCCTGTCAATCAGACCAACGAGTTCACGACGGTTAACTACACCATGAGCCGCGTCGTGGGATCGCTGATCATTTCGGATCAGGAAGAAGATGAAAACCAAGGTCGAGCTGTCATCTTTAAGATTCTCAAAGGCAAAATCATGGCGCTCGACGAATCTATCTCACGTCAGTTCGCCACTTACCACACTAGCATTGGAACTGGAACTGATCCGAATGGCCTTGGGAATCTCGTCCCAGCCGATCCCACCACAGGGTCAGTCGGTGGCATCAGTCTTGCTACCGAATCGCAATGGCGGACATCAAGCTACAACTTCGCTGGAACCCTCACGCCGGAGAACATCGAAGAGGCTTTCGACGACATCATTGAACTAGACCTGAACCGTTCGAGTGACGGTCAAGCGTCGCCGAAACCTACGGTCATCTTCGCAGGCCGCAATATCTACCGTATGCACAAGGCTGCGGCACGCGATAAGACCGTGATTCAGCTTGGCGAAACCGGTACCGGTAAGAAGCTGATCAACCTTGGCATCACCGGCACGACACACAATGGCATCCCGCTGTTGTTCGACGAGAAGCTTCCGCCGAACGTCGCCTACTTCATCAATGAAGAGTATCTGACGCTGCACGTTCTTCGCGGTGTCAATATGAAGATCAAGCAACTGGTCGCGCCCTGGGATACGGACGCAGCCGGTCGTCGTGTCGTGTGGGAAGGTCAGCTTTGTAGCTGGCGCGGCTACAGGACACACGCTTACCTCACCAACTAACCTGTGTGACTCACACAGAGCAGGAGTTAACATGCTTGCAGTAGGAACACAGGGAGCACGGCTCGCCTACGTGGTGGTTGATCTCAATGAGACGATCGGCACTGTTCTGCGGCCTGTGACGACGTGGACCAAGAGCGGTGGGCTCAAGACCAAGATGATTGCAGAGCCTGCTGGCTATATGGTTTATTTCCCTCGTGGACACGTTGTGCGCCTCCGTAACAAGGAGGAGCTTCGCCACTATAAGGTCGACGGGCCTGCACCGATCATCAATCTGCAAGGGTTGAATGATCCGAACAGCCCCATCGGCCGTATGCTGTTGTCCCAAGACGATGCAGTTCGCCGTGGGGCGATGGAATCTATGGAAAAGCAGGTCATCAGGCTCGCAACGGCAAAGACTGGTCCAGTCCTCATGCCTGAGCAGCTTGAACAGACGGAAGTGGAGGCAGCCTAAATGTTGCAAGATCGTCAAGCCTTTGCAGTTGGCCTTAACATGTATGTGCCAGCAATGGCATATGGCTGTGGGGCCATTCATGGTGTGCCGTTTCGAGCGTATATCGGCATTCCCGCAGCGTCGGCCGCAGGGACGATTGCTACTCTGATCCCTGTGAATACTGCGAACGGAACGGTTGCGTATCTATCATCGCCTGTGCAAATCGATGCTAGGTACGGACGTGTGCTCTCCGTCACTCCGTCCGGTGTTCCTGGCACGAACAATGTGGTCGACATTCTGGGGTACGATTACCTCGGTCAGCCGGTCACGGAACGTATTACAGGTGCGGCAGCGGCGGCGACGTTGATTGCTGGCCTGAAAGCGTTCAAGTGGGTGCTCGGTACTCGAATCGTCACGACAGCTTCCAACGCCGTGACATGGAGTATCGGTGTTGGTAACGGGCTCGGTCTTCCGTGGAAGGGTAATATTATCACAGCGGCAGAGGGCACGACCATCATGAGTGCGGCGCAGATCACGACCAATACTACTGCGCCTGTGCTCACCGATCCGCAGACCGCTATCACAGGCGATCCTCGCGGTATCTACACACCGACCTCAGCACCGAACGGTGTCCTTGCTTATCAGCTTGGCATCGCCGGTGATCCTTCTGTAAACGCAGCCGGTAACGGTGGCCTCGTCGGAATTAGGCATTTCGGCGGTTAAGCTACAACTACAACGGGAGCGGAGGAGGCAGTAGTGAGCGCGACCATACGAAGCATCGTTGACGCCGCGCTCACTATTGTAGGTGAGGTCGCCGGTCCTGGTGTGCAGATGTACGCAGACGATCGGATGAAGGCTGATTGTATCCGTGCGTTTAATATGATGTTCAAGAAATACAACTGGGATCAGTACCTCGGTTGGTTTACGATCACGTTGGATGGCATAACAGGCAGACCGCTTGTAGGACCATTCGAGCAAGTTAAGGACTTTGAAGACTTCATCGCAGCGTATTCGGTAGGGAGTGGAGCACCTATTCCATTCGTGCCAAAGAAGTCCAATCCTGGCGCGTGGATACCGTCTGGAACCAACGTTTGTGCATGGGGAAGCCTCAATGCGTCAAACCCTGCCTATCCGAAATGGAAGCTGCAATTCTACCCGCTTACGGCAGTCGGTTCGATTAACGTGTTGGCGAAGGTATATCCGCTTGTGCCACCAGCAGTTGCGTTTGACTGGGCGCAAGTATTCTACATTGACGAAGACCTCCTCGCCTACGCGACGGCGTACATGACGCTCTCTGGGGATGACTTGAATGCAGGTTCGGCTGATGTGGTTCGGAACCTGATGGAGATGCGCTACAAGGACGTGATCGGTGCGCTTGCGAAGCATCCGATTTCGGTTACGGGCGGTGGTCCTGTGATCCCAAATCGTTGGACCGAATACGCATACTAACTTGTGTGAGTCACACAGATGAACGTCTCCGTTTTCCCAGGTGGTTTCAAGAGCCCTAAAGGCAATAAGCTTGAAAACATCACTCTGCGTGGGTTCGGTGGTGGCTGGAATGCCATCGAAACCGATCTCCAGATGGACTCGACCTTTCTGGTTAAGGTACGGAACTTCAGACGTACTCCTGGTGGCACGCAGAAGATCAGGTTCGGCTCGAAGTGGTTCGCGGACCTAAGCGATACGCAGGCTGGTGCCCGTATCGTGAATATGATCTATTTCTCAGCTAATATCATCTGCGTACTCTCCAATGGACATATCGTCGCGATCGATGGGAATGGGGATAAGCTTGTTATCTGGAACACGGCGATCGCGGCGTTGCTACCTGGAGCGCCTGCTGGTTGGTCAACGAACCTCGATACGGTCTATCCTAATGGTTCGCCGCAAAAGGCTTCTGTTGATTTCGTTGCATACAAAAATCAACTGATTATTCATAATGGGCTAGATAAACCTGTAACCATTAGTCGTGATCTTGAAGTTACATATCTTCAAGACCTTGCGACAGGATCAAACGTCAACGTTCCTGTTGGCCGCTATGGATGCGTGGTTTCGAACTATCATTGCGTGGCAGGACTCATTCCAGTTGATGCACTCGATTGGGTAAACAGTCACGCATATACTAAAGGTGAATACGTTGCTAATCCTGCTGATGGAGGACTGTTTGTCTGTCTTGTAAACAACACAAGCTCAGCAGGACCAACGACGTTCGCGCAGGAAATGATAGCACATCCTACGTACTGGAGTGCGTCAAATAGAAATTCGCCGACACTGATTTATGTTTCCTCGGTAGGAACTGCTGGAACGTTTCCTGGCGATCCTATTCCGAATGACTCAATCGTTGTTGACGTAGGTGCGTTTGCTCCTCAAGGTGCGGTTGCTATTCGAGGGATTGCAGGGTTCAGGTCGAACTTGCTTGTATTCTTCCAAGATCAAACCGTCATTGTGAAACTAGGAACGTATAATGATGCAAGAATACATGAGCCGTTCTTTCCTGATACGATGCCGTCCTTTGGCATCCTTGGTCATCGATGTTACACGCCTGTTGAAAATGACTTGCTATTTTCCGGACTTGGTGGAATGGCAAGTGCAAGGCGGAATCTGCTCAGTGTGTCCGGTACGTTGGAGAGTCAATCCCTTAGCGAACGAATTGAGCCTGAGTTCCGAGAGAACATCGGTAACTTGACAGACGAGCAACAACTAAAAGATTGCTTCCAAATCTATGATCCGCTGTCACATGATATGCTTTTGTTCACTCCGAGTGGGCAGATACTCACGTACAGTTTCAGTACGAAGCTTCGATACAGTGCATGGTCGGAGTTTAGCAATATTAGTGTGCAGTGTGGCTGTAAGTCGTTTCTAGGTCGTGT